AACCATGTCGATGGTCACCGCGATTCGGTTGTCGTCTCCGCGCTCCCCGAACGCGATCTTCGGCACTAGCGGGTCATTCTTTGTCGCCGATTGCATTCTAGGTATGTGGGCGCTGAGTTTCTGGATGACTGCGTGCTGAAAATTGGTGAGCTCGACTCCCATGAATGCGTCCCGCAGGGCTGTGAGCTCACCAGTGGGGACTGCTGTGCAGGGGCGTGATGCGGTGATTTTCTCGTCTGGGTAGCCTTCGTAGATGTACTGCCCTGCGCGGGGGCCATCAAGGAGGTAGTAGCCGTGTTCTGGGGTGTTTACGTCAACTAGTGTGGCGGTCGTATCACTGATGTCAGTGTCTCCGCATGTACCTTTGTCGATGCGGATGAGTGGGGCGGTCGGCCAGGTGCTCATGAGTTAGCCTTTGGTGATGTGGTTGGCGATACGGATGATGTCGACGAGGAGCCAGAGTTTCAATTCCGTGTTATCCGAGTAGAGGATTTTGTTGATGGCGCTGATTGCTTCCTTGTGGGGTACTGGCGTGTGCCCGTTGAGTTCTGTTAACTCTGCTGCTGTGCGTTTGGAGGCAAGGAAGATGGTTCGTGCGTCGCGGGTTGAGTGTTCGGAGATGCAGTAGGCGAGGATGATTGCTGCCCCTGCGTATCCCGCGAGTGCAGAGAAGGCGGATTCAAGGCTGGTGCACTCTTGCTTGATGGATGTGTTGAGGAGTGGGAAGGCTGCTTCGGAATCTACGTTTGCATGATCGTTGGAGAAGAGTGACTGCCAGTTGTTGGGGCCGGCTGTGGTGGCGATGATGGATTGGCGTGGGGTGAGCATTGGTGTTCCTTTCTGTTTAGCCTGCGATGCGCTGGCGGGTTGTGGCGATGGTGGCGCAGGCGGCTTCGTAGGCGAGGTTTGTGAATGTTCGCTCGCGTTCAGAGTTCAGGTAGGCGTTGTTCTGAGGCGAGATTTTGTTGGGCCACCATTCCATCAGGTTGCCTGTGGCGACGCAGAGGGATTGGATTCGGTCGGCTGGGTCTACGTCTTGGTCCAGCTTATTGAGGGGGTACTGATTGAGATTCCAGAACCAGAGTGCGCCGTCGGTGGCGATGAGCTCGATTGCGTTTTCAGTAGCGTAGCCGAGGTTCTCGAGTTCGGTGATGCAGATGTTGATGATGTTTGTGGCGTTGTGCTTGATGCTATCTGCTGTGATGATCTTGTTTGACGGGTCGGCCTGCTTGGCGGTGGCCGCAATCTCCCAGCAGAGGTCGCTTATGTTGTCTGTGAGGGTGGTAAGTTTATCTGTGGGGTTGTCGCTGCTGTACCAGGATGGCAGTCCTGCTTTGCGGGCTTCGCGCAGGATGCTGATGAACATGTCGATACGGTTGATGGCGTTCATGTGGGTTCCTTTCGGCTGTGCTGATGACTGGAGTGTAGACAAGGTTGGACGGGGTTGTCAAGCCTTGGGGGGGCGCAAGTTGAGCTCACACTCCCACGGGACGTTGAGCCCCCGGATGGGGTGCGCCTGACACAGGCCGTCTGTCAAGCCCTTCCACAGAAGCGGTCGATCTTGGCGGCCCACTCCGGCCAGGTGGGGGCGCTGGGGAGCCCCATGTAGGGCTTCCAGTAGTTGATGTACAGGTTGGGGTCGATGCCGGCTGCGATGCAGGCGTAACCGAAGTCGTCTCGGGTGACAGGTTTGCCGGTGTTGGGGTTGATGGCCGGGGCGGGGTTCTCCATAGACTGCGTGGACATGCTTGCCGCAGCGGCCCATGCGCCATCTGCATACGAGTTGCCGTTGGTGCACCACGTTCGCCAGCTGGCATCCCAGTTGCTGCGCTTGGTGCCTTTGGAGAGGTAGTAGTCGCGGAACTTCTCTATCTCGATGTCGACGGGCATGGAGGGGTAGCGCTCGCGGGTTCGGGCGAGGGCCTTTTCGCTGGGGCTCCAGTCTTCGGGGATCGGGGTGCTGCGGACGGTCTTCGTGACCTTCTTCTTGGGCGCAGAGGCGGCGGGTTCAGGGGGCTCATCCCCCCACATGTGTGGGTTGTTTTCGCGGCTAGAGGGGAAGTTGCGGGCTCCGTCGCCCGCGTCGGCGATGCGGTCATAGTCGCTGCGGCACTCCTCTGTGAGTGCTGAGCGCCAGTCTACGTAGATGATGGAGGTGAGGCGCTCTCCGCCGCCGAAGCGGGCCTCACGGACGATGAGCCCCTTGTTCTCCAGGGAGGCGAGGGCTTTCTTGGTGGCGTCTTCGCTGTAGTGGGCGCGGGCGGCGATGCGGGCCACCTCGACGTCTATCTGCTGGACGCCACTCCAGGTGGAGAGGGCAGTGAGTGTGTCGATCTCTACGCGGCTGAGGTCTTCGCGAGCGCCGGCAAACGTGAGTGCGGTTAGCAGTGAGATATACATGTGTGGTATCCTTAGGTTGTGTTCCAAGGGGGCGCCGCTAGTGGTAGGCGGCGCCCCCGCTTTTGTTCAGTTGTCCCAGATGAGGTTCTGAGCTGCGTGGAGGTAGGCGGCGCCTTCGTCTCCGAGGAGTGTGTTCTCCCAGGTGATCCAGAAGATGGACGACTTGAAGGGGCGGCGATGGCGAGCGAGCACTTCTGCCTTCTCGAGCTCGGTCAGGACGCGATCGACGGTTGACATGTCGAGGTTGGTGTGCTGGACGATGTCACCCATGGTGACGAAGAAGCCTCGGCCATCTTCTGAGATGCTGGCTGTCGCCTCGATGACCGCGAGCGCCTGGAGGACGAAGGTCATGCTCGGTGAGTACTTGCGGCCGAGGTAGTAGTGGGCGATGACGCCGTAGATGGGGGCGGTCTGCTCGTGGGTGAGGTTCATGTGGGTCATGGTGGACAGCGGGGTCAGGTCGTCGGGTTCCATGCCGTAACCGTACCACACCTGATGGGCGCCGCGCTACTGGCGTTGGGTTCAATCTGCCCCGCCAGCCCAGAAGCGTCCGGTAACTATGAACCCTAGGGGTAGGGTAAATATGAACCCCTTCTAATACTAGAAGAGATCTATCTACTACCAGAAGAGTGCCAGCCTCTTCGCTTCGCTCCGACCGTCGGACCGTTGGTCCTTGGTCGTCGCCCTGGCCTGTGGTCTAGTTGGTCCACGAGAGCAAGGACGAGGAGATGGTCAACTCTCTCGTTCTCCTCCTGGCTCTAGCTGGTACTCGGTCGCCTGATCGAGTTGGAGCGCCCCTAGTCACCTTCGTCGTCCTTGCCCTTCCTTGCTGTACCGAGACGGAACCTGACCTTGAAGACTTCCTTGCTCTAGTGCCAAGCAGTGGGTTGGGTTGTGGTTACGTTGGGTTGATCGTCTCTAGTTGGTCAGCTCTCACCAGAGAGGGTTGGGCCTCGGCGGCGGGCGGCGCGCACCCCAGGAAGGCCACTGGGAGGCCCGTGGGCGTCCGAACAGGGGCGGGTGTGTGTGCTGGCCTGGGTGGGGTGCCGAAAGGCTCTCAGATTGGCTTACACGACTTCGAGTGCCTCTGGGGTGTCGAACTGCCCGGAGATTCTGGAGGGTTGCGCTCGCCCCGTCGTCGCATGTAGCATGGTCGTGCTGATAGAGGCCCGCCGGATGGGTCGGAGTGAAGTTTCCTTTCCTTCTCCGTATGCCCGGCGGGCCTCGCCTTTACCTAGAGCCACTTGCCGTGGTAGACTTTCCTGGTCAGCCATCGAAAGGACCACCATGACCAACCCCAACACTGACCGCCAGTTCCCGAAGTGCACTCACTGCGGCGAGCTCTACCGGCCCCCGCGCACGACGGCGAAGGAGTTCCCGGGCACCAAGCCCTACGGTGGGCGAGGAGCCTGCAACGCCTGCTACCGGGAGTTGTTGCGAGGCCACACCCCCAAGGCGCTCATCGACTGGACCGTCGAACACAAGTGCTCATCGTGTGGACAGAAGATGCGCCCCCCACGAACTTCTGCGAAGGACTGGCCTGGCACGCGCCTCTACTCAGGGCAGGGGAAGTGCTCGGCGTGCGCCAAGGAGGTTCGACAGGCGTATCCGACAGTCAGGGAGCTGGCTGAGATGGGGCACCCATGCATCGAGCCCTGCCCCCTCCCGTCCAGCAAGCGATCCAACATCTGGTGAAAGGAGCATCCATGCTGTATCTGCTCGTCTATGGCGACAAGGCGTCCCCCGAGGTTGACGTGATCCTCTGCGATAATCACCCCGAGCGCACAAATGATGGAACCCTGATTTTCAGGAATGAGGGCCAGAAGGACATGTACGTCTACCCAGGCGACTATCTGTCGATCCAGCACGCTTACTTCGGCGGGAAGGATGCTAAGCCGTCGTTCCTGTTTGATATTCGCGAGGGCTCCCCGTCGAATGAGGGCGTGTCTATGACTTATCCGGGGGATGTGCGGTGAACGCGGTGAAGGTGGCGGCGTCCGTGCACGAGAAGGCGATGCTGGCTGCCATGGACTGTGCGGCGGACGAGCTGCGTGACGCCCTGAATGATGCCGACCAGTGTGGGGCGTGGGATGTGCCGGCGCATAGGCGTGATGCTGAGCAGGATGAGGCTGTTATCCGCGTCCAGGAGGCGCAGGAGGCCCTTGAGGAGCAGTTGGAGATGTTCGTGGATGACCGGTATGGGTTCGACGCGACGGTCCAGCTGGAGATGGGGGTCCTGTGATGGAGGTTTTTGAGCGGGCTGTCGACTCCTTGAGGGAGACTAGTCGTGAGGTTGACGATCTAGAGGCATTCGGTCTGAGCGCTCCAGTCGCCGATGACCTCCTGGATGAGGTGGAGGCCAGGTTTATCGACGCTCGCAGTCGGGTTGAGGCGATCCTGGCGCGCATGCTCTTTGATCGCGGAGTGTATGCGGATGTTGAGCTTCATGGAGTCAGTGCTGGTGGCGTGGAGTAAGCAATCTCGTCGCCGTAAGGAGCTCCCTAAGGACTGGGCGAAGATCAGGCAGACAGTCCTCAAAAGGGATGGTGGCGTGTGCGCGTTCTGCGGCAACCCCGCGAATCAGGTGGATCATATCTTCCCTGATGGCCCGCACGTGCCAGACAATCTCAGGAGCCTCTGCCAGCACTGCCATATGGCTAGGACGCAGCAGCAGTCTGTTGAGGCGCGAAAGAGGCGCTACAATCGTGGCAATAAGGCTCGCGGCCCACGGCCGAAGAGTAAGCACCCCGGATACTTGTAGGAGACGATGATGGGAGTTAAGGGTCCGATTCCGAAGCGCAGCACGGAAGGGCACCGCACCACTCAGGCGCGTAAGCTCGATGGTGGCGTGGAGCCCGTGAACGTGGTCGCCGAGCAGGTCAAGCCCCCGAAGCCTGACCCCGACTGGCACCCGATCGCGAAGAAGCTGTGGAAGGCCGTGGAGCAGTCCACGTTCACCCGCTACTACGAGCCGTCTGACTGGATCGTCCTCTACTCCACTTGTGATGACTTGTCGAACTACAAGATGCAGGACCGCCGCTCCCCTACGATGTTGGCGGCGGTGAACACGATGCTCACCAGCCTCCTTCTCACTGAGGGTGATCGGCGGCGTGTGCAGATCGAGATCAACCGCGTGGACGAGTCCGAGGCCGAGTCTGCCGGCGTGGTGGCTCTCCAGGCTTGGGCGAAGGCGCGGGCCGCGAAGTGACCGAGACGCTCCCCGCACCCCGGGAGCGAACAGACACGCTCCCCCTCGAGCTCCCTGAGCGCACCCTCGGCTATCATGCTGCCGCATGGATGATGGACAACCTGGTGCAGCCGAACGGGCCGCGCGCTGGACAGCCGTTCATTCCGACGGACCGGCAGATCGAGTTCCTTCTGCATTTCTACGCCCTCACCCATAAGGGTTCCTTTGTGTATAGGCAGGGAATTAGAAGGTTAAGCAAGGGAAGTGGCAAAGCCGAATGTTTAACTAACGCAATCTTAACGACTGCTGGATGGCGCAGGATTGGCGACCTCGCCGTCGGCGATTATGTGTTCCATCCGTCCGGCAAGCCCACCATGGTCATGCAGCTACACCCGGTGGGGCAGTGGGACACATGGGAGGTTGAGGTCTCTGACGGGACTGTCCTCACGGTCTCGGGTGAGCACCTGTTTACGGTGGATGAGTTTGTCGGATCATCTAAGCGTAAGCGTCGCACCCTCGATGTGCGATCCATGGCCCGCGAGGGGCTTGTGTTCGACCGACCTCTCACGAAGGGGTCCACGAAGGCGACGAAGGGCGGAGTTGGCAAGTTCGCCCTCCCTGAGACTGAGCCGCTGGAGTTTCCTGAGCGCGACCTGCCTGTCGATCCGTGGGTTCTTGGCTACTGGCTCGGCGATGGTACGTCTAGTAGTGGCGAGGCGACCGCTGACGTGGATGACGTCCCGCATGTTCGGGAGCGGTGCCGGGCGGCTGGCTATGAAATCAGTGATCTTCGCCAAAAGAAGGAGGGTGGGCGCGCTCGCAAGTTCACCATTCTGGGCCTCTCTAGAGACCTCAGGAAGGCTGGAGTGCTGAACGATAAGCATATTCCCGAGGAGTACTTGTACGCCTCCATGGAGCAGCGCAGGACTTTAATTCAGGGCCTCATGGACTCCGATGGCTACATAGATAAGAAGGGGTCTGCGGAGTATTGTCAGGTGCGTAAGCAGATCGCTGACGGCATGGCGTTCCTTCTGCGCTCCATGGGAGTGAAGGTTAATGTCAGGGAGTCTGAGGCGAAGCTCTATGGTCGCGTCACCGGCCCGCGCTATCGGCTGACATTCAAGCCCTACAAGCACCAGAACCTCGTGACCCTGCCTCGCCGTGCGGAGCGCGTGCAGGAGCAGCGAAGGAAGCCCATCCCGCGCGTCATTAAGGACGTGCGTAGGGTTGCTCCGGTTGACGCCCGCTGCATCACTGTGGAGGCTGAGGATGGTCTCTATGTGACTGGCGAGACGATGGTGGTGACCCACAACTCCCCCTTCGCTGCCGCTTTGTGCTTGTTCGAGCTCCTCGGCCCTTGCCGGTTCGACGGCTTCGACCGACATGAGCCGTTCGGCGTGCGCGCGAAGCCAATGAGCATGCCGCTGGTGCAGATCGTAGCTACGTCGGAGACCCAAACTCAGAATACCATCCGAATGGTCAGGGCGTTCTGCCAGAAGAAGGGGTCGCTGGCCCGCAAGTACGACCTCGAGGTGGCGAAGACGTTCATCGAGACGCCTGGCGGGGGGAAGCTCCAGCAGATGACGTCCTCTGCGCACTCGATGGAAGGTGGCGAGGTGTCCTTCGTCGTGGGTGACGAGCTTGAGCACTGGCTCCCAGCGCAGGGTGGGCCGGCCATGTTGCAGACGATTCAGCAGAACGCGGCGAAGATGGGTGGCCGCTTCATGGGTACCTGCAACGCGTGGGTGCCGGGCGAGCAGTCGTCGGCTGAGGCGATCTTTGAGGCTTGGTGCGATCAGGAGGATGGCCTCACGCGCGGTAAGACGAAGGTGCTCTATGACGCCCGTATCGCTCCCCCGAATACGGTTCTGACGGACGAGCCTGAGGAGGGGCAGGTCGGTCTCACGGAAGCCCTCGAGTACGTGTATGAGGACTGTCCGTGGGTGAACCTGGAGTCCATCAAGGAGCAGATTTGGTCTCCCGAGTATCCTGAGTCGCGCTCCATTCGCTTCTTCCTGAACCGCCCGAACGCCGCAGAGGCGTCCTGGATCACCCTGGAGGAGTGGACGCAGCTCCGTAAGCCTGACCGGAAGGTGGAGCCTGGGGAGCGGATCGTCATGTTCTTCGATGGCTCCAAGTCCAATGACCATACGGCCCTCGTGGGGTGCTGCATGGAGGACGGGCACATCTTCAAGATCGGGCACTGGAAGCCTGAGAAGCCGCTCGGGGTTGTGAATGTGGCTGCCGTGGATGCTGGGGTGCGGAAGGCGTTCGACACCTACAACGTGGTCGCGTTCTGGGCTGACGTGCGCGAGTGGGAGTCATTCACGCGCACGGCGTGGCCGGAGGACTTCGGCGACAGGCTGATCGTCCCCGCGGTGCGCGGCGGCATGTCCGCTTCGCCGATCGCTTGGGATATGCGGTCGCACGCGTACCAGTTCGCGGAGGCGGCGGAGACGGCGTTCACGGAGATTCAGCAGCAGACGTTCACCCATGATGGGGACTCTGCCCTGGGTGAGCATGTGTCGAACTGTCGCGTGAATGAGTTCAAGGGACGCTGGTCGGTGAAGAAGGAGTCCCCGAAGTCGTCGAAGAAGATCGACCTGGCTGTGTGCATGATCGGCGCTAGAATGCTGTATAGGCATGTGAAGAACTCGAAGGAGTGGGCGGACCTGACTGCTCCGCGAGGTGAGTGGAAGGTGTTCATGTGAGCTTCCAGAAGATGATCTCCAAGTTCGCGTCTGGCGCCTACCGCCCCATCACCTATGAGGGCTACTATGAGGGTAAGCGGCGCCTCGACGCGGTTGGTATCAGCCTGCCGGCGAAGGCGCGTGTTCTGGAGATTCAGGCCCCGTTCGCTAAGATGGCTGTGGATGTCCTCACCGAGATTCTGATCCCGGATGGTTATCGTGTCGCGGATGACGACAAGATGGGCGTGGTTGACCTGTTGCGGAAGACGTGGCAGGCGAACGACATGGACTCCCAGTTCAACCTTGCTGCCGCTGAGGCTATTAGCGCCGGCGCCGCCTATTGGGTGATTGCCCCGCCGGATGACGAGCACGAGTTCGCGTCTATTCGGGCGGTGGACGCGAAGCACGCTCGCGTTCGCATCAACTTCCGTGGCGAGGTTGTGGAGGGCGTTGTCCTCTACCGCCGTGACGACGGGAACGTGGGGGCCACCTACTACACGCCAGACGGCGTGGAGTTCTACGCGAAGGGCAAGTACGACTGGAAGAGCGTCGGCCAGGGCCGCCAGGACCAGTGGGGGGCATCTATCGTCCCCATGTTCAACAGGGCTCGCCTATCCGACAAGTATGGGCGTTCCGATCTGCGTGAGCTCACCTCGGTCATTGATGCCGCCTCTCGTACGCTCACGAACTTGCAGGTGGCGCAGGAGGTTGCCTCATCCCCCATGCGCGCCGTCGTGGGTGACGGGGCTGCGGAGATGCTTGCTCAGCATCCAGACAAGATGCAGGCGTACATGGGCAACCTGATCGCCATCCCCTCCGGTGGTGATGTGAAGCAGCTTACCGGCATGGCGCTGGACCCGTTCATCAACACGTACCGCTCCTACGCGCTCCAGCTATCCGCCATGACCGGTATCCCGCCGTCGATGATGGGTGTCTCCTCGGACAACAACCCGACGTCGGCGGAGGCCCTGCGTGTGGCGAAGGATCGCCTCATCGCCCGTGCGGAGAACAAGCAGCGCCAGTTCAGTGACGCCCTGGAGCGTGTCGGCCGGATCGTGGCCCAGGCGAACGGCATGTCCCTGGATGGGTTGGAGGCTCTCGAGGTGACGTGGCGCGATGCCGCCGCACCCTCCGCGTCGGCGCAGATGGCGAACGCCCTCCAGGCCCACAGTCAGGGCATTATCGGCGATGAGACGGCACGCGAGTTCCTGCACCTCACGCCCGAGCAGCTGCGCCGCGAGAAGGCCCGTGGCGACAAGATGGACGCCGACGCCGGCCTGGACATGCCTGAGGCTCCCGAGGCGCCCGAGGACTCTGAGGGGGACCCTAATAGTGAGTGAGGCCCTCTTCTACAGCATCCTGCGCGGAATCGTCATGCTGTTCCGTCGCCGGGCTGAGGATGCACTCAAGGCGTTCGACGGGCTCCCTGAGCCGCCCCCGGTGGAGCACGTGGGGGACCTTCTGACTCCGCTCATGTGGCAGGCCCGCAAGCAGGCGTGGGCGGCGGCGGCCCTGTTCCTGCGCGGCCAGGCCCGCAAGGCCGGGGCGCCCGAGTCGTGGATTCCCCCGCAGCCCGGGTACTCGCCGAAGACGATCGCCCGCACGATTCGCGGCACTCAGGGGGCGTTGTCGTCGCCTGAGGGGATGCGGCGCCTTGAGCGGTCCCTGGAGGGGCATGTGCTGGCCGCTGCGCGCCGAACCGTGGCCGACGCTACCGACACCGCACCCTCCTCCATTGACCTCGTTGAGGGCGCCCTGGACGATCTGGTGAAGGACCTTGAGGAGTTCTCCGAGGGTGCCCAGAAGGCGATCGTCGAGGATGTCGAGAAGGTTGAGGCCCGCCGCCGCCCGCGCATGAGCCTGGAGGAAGCTTTTGAGAAGGTTGCCGACAGGGTGGAGGAAGCTGTTCGCACCCTCGACGAGGAAGAGCTCGTCAAGGATCGCCACCGCAGCATGAAGGTCTTCTCTGACGTGCCCGATAAGTATCGGCGCAATTCGAGAGGTGAGCTGATTGCTCGCCCGTTCGCTTTCGCCAGGGTGTGCCACCCGAACAAGAATGGACCCTGCGGCTTTTGTGCTATGCTCGCGTCCCGTGGCCCGGTGTATAAGTCCTCTGAGTCGGCTGGCATTAGGGCTGACAGGTACCACGATCACTGCTTCTGTACGTGTACTCCCGTTTTCACCTCAAAGCACTGGGAAGGGAAGGGTCAGCAAGTCGGATTCGAGCGTGTGTACAATGAGGTTGTGCGCGACCAGGACCTTCATGGAGTGGATGCGCGCCGAGCAATGGACAAGTACTTCCGGGAGAAGTTGAAGGAGCGCAAATGAGCGACACCCCCGCGCCTGAGCCCTCCGTCGTTGAAGAGACTGACGGACCTATCTCAACCACTGACTACCCCATCGAGCCCGCCGAGGAGGCCACCAATGAGGCTCCTACGAAGGACGAGGAGACTCCTGCGGAGGAAGCGCCGAAGGATGATGAGGAGACTCATTCGGATGAGGTGAGCGAGCTGCGCGCCCAGCTGGTCGCACTCACTGAGAAGCTTGAGGCGAAGGAGGCTGCCGAGCGTGCCGCCGCTGAGCTCTCAGAGAAGGAGGCTCTCCTCTCTAAGGCCAACATTCCGGCCCGCTTCGCATCGTTCCTCACCGGCGACAAAGACTCGTGGCAGGAGCAGGTAGACGCCCTCGCCACGCTGCGCGAGCAGGCAGACGCTACGCCCGCGCCTTCAGTCCCCCGCGACCCTGCGGTGGATGCAGACCTTGAGACCGAGGATGACGGCCTGAGTGAGGCGCTCGGGTTCTTCGGCCTCGCAGACCAGTAAGGAGGGCATATGCCTGCACCCGCGTACAACCCCGACAACGAAGCCAAGATCGAGACAGTATCCAAGATTCTCGGCGCCAACGCCGGGAATGAGGCCGCGTTTCCCAAGACCGTCGTAAAGGGTATCTGGGACAACGCCATGAAGGGCTCTGTCGTTCAGGGCCTCGCCGGTAGCGTCCCGGTGTCCATCAACGGTACCGCCATTCCGATCCCGGTCGGCCAGCCTACCGCTGGTATCGTGCAGGAGGGTGGCCTGAAGCCGGTCGCTACCCTGTCCAGCAAGGTCAAGACGGTCACCCCCGTCAAGGCTGCCGTGATGATCCTCTACTCAGAGGAGACCGCTAAGGCCGACCCGCTCGGCGAGTACTCTCGTATCCAGCGCGCCCTGGGTGAGGCCATTGCTCGCGCCATCGACACTGCTGTCATCCACGGCATTGACGCGAACACCGGTACCGCCATCACCGGCAAGGAGGCCCTGACCTCCACCACGAAGGTGCAGGAGCTGGACCTGGCCTCGACCGCTACCGGCTACTTCACCAAGCAGCTGTCCGCCGCCTACGACAAGGTTGTGCTGGACGATGCGGATGAGGCCGAGTTCGGTTTCGACCACTTCCTCCTGGCCCCGAAGTTCCGCTCGAACCTGGTGAACGCCCTGGACGCTCAGGGTCGCCCGCTCTACCAGCAGGCCCCCGACATCACCGCGAAGTTCGGCACTGTCCTGGGTGTCCCGGCCACCTATTCTCGCGCCATCTCCGGCTACGAGAAGGCCAAGGTTCCGGCCGCGAAGCTCCTCGGTATCGGCGGCGACTTCAAGGACGCCCTGCGTCTCGGCTTCGTTGAGACCATCACCTACCGTAAGGCGACTGAGCGCGCCGGTGGTGTGGACCTCTTCGACCGCAACATGGGTGCGATCCTCGCTGAGGCCCAGTTCGGTTGGGTCCTGCGTGACCCGCGCGCGTTCGTGAAGATCACCAGCAAGTGACCCGGGTGGTGGCCGCTGGCTTCTGGTTGGCGGCCACCCCGTGGCCTGGTTTCCTGAGGAGGTGGAGAAGTGACGGTAGCAACGCTGGATGATGTTCAGGGGTCGCTTATGCGGTACCTGGAGGATGACGAGAAGGTCTGGGTGCAGGCTCTTCTGGATAGGGCTGAGGCCCTGATCCTGTCGCGCATGCCTGATGCTGTTAACCGGTGTCGCGTGGACTACAGCTTCTCCATCATTATGCGGATGGTGGAGGCCGAGTCGGTCTCCCGTGTCCTCAGGGCGCCTGGCGGCGGCCTCTACAAGTACGAGACTGAGGGTACGTACACCTACTCGGTGAATCAGGCTGTCGCGTCCGGCATCCTGGAGGTCACCGATCGCGATTGGCGGGCCCTACAGTCTGGCACGTCCGGCTGGGGCGTGGCCGGGGCTGAGATGGATGGCTATGCGCGGCGCACGCACCTCCTGGGCTCCCTGGAGGGGCCGCTGACGGTGGACCCGACGTATCTGCGCGGCCCTTCGGTCCTGGACTTTGCTGGGGATCACCCCGTGTATGACGAGGATGAGGTGGCACTGTGGTAGGGTTCCGGCCCCGCCGCGGGCGCTACCTGGAGAACGGCCCCCACGTGGTGGAGGTGACGCTCGCTGTCGTCAAGGAGGGGCGCACCGGGCGCCGGTTCGAGCGGGGGGAAACCTTCGTGATCGACAAGGTGCTGGTGCAGCCGTCCGCAGGTAACGCACTGAAGGCCACCGAGAACCGCGTCATCCGAGGCGACCTCACTGACGAGACCACCCTGAAGGTGTTCGGTACTGGCAGGAAGTGGCCGGGTGGCCCGCACTCGTGGGTGAAGATCATCAAGGGTCCCGAGTCGCTGGTTGGGAAGACGTTCCAGCAGGCCGGTGAGCCGCTCACCTATGACGCATCACCAATGACTCGCCACTGGTCCGTGCGTTGCGACACTCTCGGAACGGAGTCCCGATGATCGAGGTGTACGACACCGAGGACGTGCACGAGGACATCGCCGCCGTCGTGGCCCGCCAGCCGGAGTTCGCTGCCGCCGCCGCGAAGGTGTTCGCTGAGGTCGAGGCAGCTGCGGCTGCGCACATTCAGACTGGGGAGTTGTCTGCGTCGTTCAGCCTGTCACAGGGGAAGGTAGACTGGTCCATCTCGCCGTCCACGGACCATGATGCGGCGGTCGAGTTCGGCCACTACGTGTACCAGGATGCTCAGGGGCGCCGCACGAGCCGCGAGGGTGCGCGTCACCGCACGTGGGTTCCCGGCATCAATGTGATGCGTGGCGTCGTACACGCGAACGGGGGGTTCTAGTGGCGTTCGTTTCCCCCCTCCCGTTCATCTACCGGTACGTTCAGGATGCTGCCGCCGCCAGCGCGGCTGAGTGGCCGATCCTCTCCCGGATTGTGTGGCGCACGCACGGTGACGTGGATGACCCAATGAATGAGCTCGTGTGCCGCGTCCAGATGACCATCTCCCGCGTTCACCCGTCTGGGCCAACGTTCGCTGCAACCCAGATCAGGGCACGCCTGTACATGACGGGGCCAGACGGGGACGAGGTGTCCGACGCGAGTGACGCACTCGTGCAGGCCATCGAGAAAGCTTGGAGGTCAGGAATGGTGACCTCCGAAGGCTGGGCCACTTACCTCGAGTGGACTCAGCTGCCCACGCCGGAAACGGACATGGGAACTACCGCCGACTACATCAACATGGTTTCGTCCCTTCAGGTGACGGCCAGGAAGGGAGCCTGATGGCTAACCTCGGAAACAGCAAGATTCAGATCGCGGGCCGCGGTCACGTCTACTACGCTGCCCCTGATACGGAGGCCCCGAACCTCGACGGCTACACCTTCGGTGACGGCGCCACCCTGGAGGCGAACGGCTGGACCTGGTTGGGTGACACATCCAGTGAGAACCTGATTGAGTTCGAGTCCGACGGTGGAGACACATCCACCAAGCGGACCTGGGACCGCCAGGGCGTCCGCTCCACCCGAGAGGACGTCACCAACAAGGTCACCATCAACGCCGTCAACCTCGGCGAGGACGTCATGAAGGTGGCGTTCCCCGGCTCTACCTACGACGCCACCAAGCGCGCCTGGGACATCGAGCTGGATGCCTCCAGTGAGCGCGCCATCCTCGTTGTCGTCGAGGACGGCCGTATCGTCTCCGGCTACCTGTTCCGCCGCGTCTCCCTGGCCGGTAACATGCCGTCCCTGAGCTTGGACAACTTCACTGAGGTGAAGATCGCTGGCACGCTTCTGTCCCCCAACTCGGGGAAGACGCGTGTCCAGATGCTCGAGCCTCGCACCGTCACTGGAATCGGCACCGCCAAGCCGACCATCACTACTCTGACTCCCGCCTCCGGTGCGGTCGGCGCGAAGGTCGTCATCGCCGGAGCCAACTTCGATGGCGTCCGAGAGGTGAAGTTCGGCAACGTGGTCGCCACGTTCGAGAAGGACTCCTCCACCCAGATCACCACCTATGTGCCTCGCGGCGTGAACACGGGCGCGCAGAACGTGATCGTCACGAACAACGTTGCCGCCTCCGACGGCAAGCAGTTCACCGTCAACTGACGGCAGATATACTAGGGGCGCCGCCATGTAGGGGTGTGTGGCGGCGCCCCTTCCAACACCCCGAACACCCCAGTGGAAGGAATCTCTCATGGCTACCAAGAAGGCCGACAAGCTCCCCCCGTTCTCCTCTCTCCCGGGGCATGAGCTGCTGGCTCCCCCGCATTCTCTGCGGCCCTCTAAGCGGATGCGTCTGACGTCCGTCCTGGAGCCGTTCATGGGCGACGATACGGATGGCGTGAACCTCCTGGCTGTTCTCGCTGATGTTATGGAGGCCCTCGAGGGTGGCGGGTTCATCAATGACCTGGGTGCCTGGGACAAGTTCTATGACGACTCCAATATGGAGGACATCATCAACCTGGTTATGGCGTACGCGGGGGAATCCGCAGGCGCCAAGAACTAGACGACTTCTTCGAGAGGCACCCGGACGCGGCGGCGGACTTCTGGGCACTGTACCGGATTGACGTCCACGGCGATTATCGGGTGTCTCTCGTAAGTCAGCTTCTTGAGCGCCTACCGCATGAGCCCTGGAGTCTGTATAGGGCGAACGAGCTGGGTGGAGATCAGTGGTTCGGTTACTCGCATGACTCAGAGAGGTTGAATGAGGCGCTGGATAGGTTGGCGCTGCTGATTAAGGCGTCCGCCACCAATAAGGCGTCACTGAAGGACTCGGAGATGATGCCGAGGCCCACGAAGGACAATTCGGGGTCGGTGGTATCATCGAGTGACACGGCTGGTGTTGCGGCCCTGTTTGCTGCTCTGGGGTGAGGAAGGTTAGGGATGGCCGGTAAGGGAACAGTTGGTAAACTTTCCGTTAAGGTCGTCCCTGACCTTTCTGACTTCGCTAAGAAGCTTCGCCGCGACCTGAAGCGAATCCAGAAGCAGATCAAGGACCTTGACCTCACCTTCAATGCGGAGGTGAAGCTTGACAAGGAGTCCCTTAAGAAGGCCCGCGAGGAGGCCGCTAAGTCGGACGTCCGCTTCAAGGCTGAGGTGGACCTTAAGTCGGGTCAGCTGGAGGCTCTTCGGAAGAAGATTCAGCAGATCAAGTCCGAGGTGAAGGTTAACGCGAACCTCTCGGAGGAGCAGAAGAAGAAGCTTGAGGAGAGGCTCGACAACATTCGCACGGCGGTCACCCTGTCTACGCGCCCTGGTGACCTTGCGAAGCTGAAGCGGGATGTAGAGCGCGCCGCCGGCGACGTTAAGGCCGGCCTGACGGTGAACGAGAGGTCGTTCCGCCAGTTCCAGGCCCGCCTGAACAAGCTGAAGGCCGACGTGTCTATCGGCGTGAAGCTCGACCCTGGTGCCACTGCAGAGCTGCGGAAGCGCATTGAGGCCCTCAAGGCCGACGTGGATGTGCACGCAAAGCTCTCCGAGGAGCAGAAGAAGAAGATCAAGCACGAGCTCAGCAAGCTCGACGGCAAGGCCACCGTGAATGCTGACCTGGATGACGGGAAGGCCCGGTTCGACCTCAAGCGCCTGACTCACCCACGCTGGGTGGACATTCATGTGCGCCTGGCTAAGACGTCTCTCGCTCGCGTGGCCGCCCAGTTGAAGGCGCTCGCCGGCGGGAACGTGTTCGAGTCCATCGGCAGGAACCTGAATGACTTCCTGCGCAACCTGGATACGGCGTCAGTGAAGCTCGGCGCCGTCGCCACCCTCGTGGGCGGCGCCGTGTCCACTATCGGCAGCGGCCTGGGCGTCCTGGCCTCCGTGAGCGTGGGTATCGCCAAGTCGACACCCGCACTACTGGCGCTGCCTGGCATCTTCGGTGCTGCCGCCGCTGGCGCCGGGGTGCTCATTGCTGCCCTCAAGGATGCGAAGACCGTGCTCGAGGACCTCGGCCCCTCGTTCGAGAACCTCCAGAAGCAAATCTCTGGCGCCTACTGGGAGCAGGCCGCCCAGCCTATCCGCGACTTCGCTAACGTCGCCTTGCAGGAGCTTTCGCCGGCCCTCCAGTCGATTGCCTCGAACCTTGGGTCTATGACTGCGGCCATCGCTGGTGCCGCCAGTGGGCACATTGCTGGCTTCCAGCAGTCCCTGACCTACCTGTCTCAGGCCCTGTCGCTGGGGTCTACAGGGGCTGCGTCGTTCACGAACGGCCTACTGACGATGGGTGAGGTTGGGGCGAAGTTCCTCCCCAGCATCGCCCTGTGGGCCAACAACCTTGCAGCCTCGTTCGAGCAGTGGGCAACGAAGGCGGCGGCGTCCGGGAAGATGGAGGAGTCCATTCGCGCGGCCGCTAAGGCATTCGGCACCCTCAAGGACATCACCGTCGATCTTGGCGGCATCATCGGCGGCCTGTTCACGGCGATGGCGAACGGGGCAGCCCCCATCGACTCCATCGCGGAAGCCTTGGACAAGGCGAACAAGGCCGTGAACGGCCCCCTGTTTCAGAGCACGCTGACTAGTCTGTTCTCGTCGATGGCGACTGCTGCGGGCCTGGCATTCCAGGGTGTGGGGAGGTTGGGTGAGACGTTCGTGTCGCTCGAGCCGACCCTGGCGAAGATTCTCCCGATGCTGGGTGAGACCTTGAAGACGGCCCTGACGGGTATCGCCACAGCCCTGGAGAATCCGGCGTTCCAGGAGGGTCTCATCAACTTCTTCAACGGCCTCCTGACGGCTGTTCAGGCGCTCGCGCCCGCGATGCCTGCCCTGGGTGAGGCGTTCGGTGCTATCGCTACGGTCGCAGGGACGCTCCTTGCGGCTATCGCCCCCTTGGTTGCGCAGCTCGTGGAGGGGCTGGCCCCGATCTTCCAGCAACTGGTTCCGATCCTCACTCCCGTCATTGAGCAGCTGTCTGCGGCGCTCCTGCCGGTGATTCAGGCTCTGATCCCGGTCATCTCGGAGATCATCGCCCAACTGGCGCCTATTATCGCCGAGTACCTGCCACAGATTCTTCCCCCGATCTCGCAGCTCATTCAACTGTTGGCGTCGGCCCTGATCCCTGCGATCCAGCTGGTGGGGCAGGTCATGCAGTGGCTTATGCCCCTGGTGATGGCGTCGTGGAATGGGATCATGTCGACCGTTAAGGGCGCTATCCTGGTAATCAAGGGCATCATTGAGACTGTGCTCGCCGTCATTAAGGGTGACTGGTCTGGTGCTTGGAATGGCATCAAGACGATCGGCGAGGGTATTTGGAACCTCATCAAGGGGCAGTTCGGCATCTTCGGCAACTCCATCATGTCCATGGCGTCTACGGCCTGGAATGCGGTGTTGAATACGATCAAGTCCGTGTGGAACTGGATCACCTCGACCATCAGCAATGCCATCAGCAGTGCCCGTAGCCTCGTAAGTGATGGCTGGTCGTTCATTAGGAACGCCACGGCGTCCATGTGGAGCGGTATCGTGAGCACGGTTGTCAGCTGGGTCAACAATATGATGAACACGGTGCGCAACATTCCGAACAATATCAAGAACGTATTCTCCAATGCGGGGTCGTGGCTGTGGAACGCGGGTAAGAGCGTCATTCAGGGATTCATCGACGGCATCTCCTCCATGTTCAGCTCTGTCCAGAACAAGCTGTCCTCCCTGACGTCGTACCTGCCTTCATGGAAGGGGCCCGCCCCGGTCGATAAGGTCATCCTGAGGGATGCTGGGCGCCTCGTCATGCAGGGCTTCATTGACGGGCTGGAGTCGCAGTATGATGCGGTCAGGGACTCCCTGGAGGGCTTCACGGATGACCTGGCTAACGACATCTCCCCGGACATTGCTGCACATGTGGCTCCGTCGTTCGAGAAGGCGAAGCCGTCCCGCGATGCACTGAACACCATCGCTTCCGCGACCTCCAGCGGTAAGGCAACTGCTGGCGGGACCGTGAACATCACCAACTACTACCCGCAGGCGCAGCGCGACTCCAAGACCAGGGATGATGTCGCCGACGGTATTCGTCTCGCGTCGAGCATCTAGGATGGTGCCATGAGCAGTGAGTACTCCCTGAATGGGGTTGACCTGGATCGGCCGGGGAAGTGGCGAGTCATGGAGGGGACACTCCTGCCGGCGGTCCCAGCCCCTCGCCTCACGAGCACGGAGGTCCCGTTCCGTAGCGGCATTCTCGATGGTGCTGGCTTGAAGGTGGATACCTTCAAGGTGACGGTCGCGTTCATGGTTGAGGGCGCGGATCGGGCTGACCTGGATCGCAACTTCCAGGCGCTCATGGCCGTTCTGAGGGCCTCAAACAAGCTGGCTACCCTCCAGCATCACCCGGCGGGCGTTAGCCCCAGGGGGGCGCTCGTGCGGCTCGTGAGCGTATCTCAGCCGGCCTGGAGGTACGGGGAGTGGGCCATCGACACCACGGTCGTGTTCGAGGCCGTGGAGGGTGCCTGGCGGGACACCATAACCATCGAGACCCAGCTGGATGACCTGAGTCGACTCGCTGGGGGTGCGGCCCCCATCCCGGATGCGCTCTTGAAGCTCAAGCCGACAGCCAACGTGGTGACGATCAAGGACGTCACTTCGGGCACTAGCCTCACGTGGCGGGGCGTCATGGAGCAGGACCAGCGGCTCCTGGTCGACGTCGGTAAGTACTCCGCCTGGAGGCAGGTGTCTGAACGCTGGTACCCCATCCAGGGGGCGTTCAACGCGTCCGCCGAGATCAGCATGTCCCCCGAGGGGCTGCAGCTCACCCCCAACCATGAAGGCAAGATCGTCCTCCAGGTCACCGGGACGACGGGGGCCATTCAGGCGAGGAGGGCCTACTAATGCGTCGCGACTACTTCCCCGGGATGCAGCTGCGCCCTGTCGCCTATGAGGTGCAGGGCGCCCGTATCGGTGTCGTCCCTGACGTCCTGGAGATGACGGTGACCACGCCCAGGGGGAAGACCCCTACCCTGTCCATGACCTACGCGCCGGGACCGAACGCTATCCGTGGCAGTGTTCTCGAGCGTGAGGTCGAGGTGGCGGTGGAGGCCACCTTCAACGGGGCGGACTGGGAGGAGCTCCCCGACGCCCGGTTCATCACGCAGAAGACTGAGCACAACCTCGTCTCCGACGGCACTGACTCCCGCAAGGTTGAGGCCATCCACGTCAGCGACTACCTGAAGGAAGCGCTGGTCTGGTCCGTCCCCATCGAAGCGAAGGACAAGGAAGGCAAGTTCAAGTTCCTGTCCCGCAACGCCGGAACGATCATCGGGACGGTCTGGCAGAACGCCGTCAAGCGCGGCTGGGGCACTGGCCTCACCCTAGACGCCAGCACCGCGAAGGACTCCGCCAACCAGGACTGGGCGAAGATCGTCACCCTCTACTTCGACCCAACGATCAGCCTCCTCCAGATCGTCGACTCCTTGCGCGACCTCGGCATGATCGACACGGTATGGCAGGGTCGCACCTTCAAGGTGTACAACGCGGACACCACCCAGGCCAGGGACCTTACGGCCTCGAAGCGGTGGCCCCTCGCAACCACGCTCACGGGCGCCCCCGAGGCGGCCACCTGGGCCGACATGTGCACCGACGTCCTCGTGAAGGGCGAGGGCGGCCGCACGTGGCTCATCCACAACGACCTTGCCCCTAAGGGGATGCGCCGCGTCGAGAAGGTCGTGGAGGCCGGTGGCGTGGAGCTGGAGGCCACTGCCCGCATGGTCGCCGAGGCCACCCTCAAGTCCGGCGCACACGTCAGCGAGGAGATCAAACGCGAGTGGGCCGCCCATGACGTGCACCTCCTCCCGTGGGTGGACTACCGGCTCGGCGACTGGATCATGGTGGAGCGCAAGGCCGGCATGGAGCGCCTCCAGGTCGCCCAGATCAGTGTCACCCAGAAGAACGGGATGGTCGTCGGCCACACGACCTTCGGGACGGTCCTGGATAGCCTCCTGGGGCGCCTGACGAAGCGCACGAAGGGCATCGTGGGTCTCGCATCCACGTCCGGTAGCGGCGTGCGCCCTAGTCAGCCGACGAGCAAGTACTGGCCCCTCCCCCCACAGGGCCTCACAGGCTCCAGTCGCGCCATCACCAACTCCGAGGGGTGGGTGCGCGCCCTCGTTGACCTCCAGTGGGGGCGCGTCGAGACAGACACCCTCGGCAATGCTGTCGATGTCGTCTCCTATGAGGTCGCATGGCAGCTGTCCATGTTCGGGACGAGCATCGCGGGCTCCATGGTTGTGCGCGGCGCTGACACGACTAAGGCCACCGTGGGGCCACTACTCCCGGGGACGGAGTACCGGTTCTCGGTGCGAGCTCAGAGCTCTAACGCCACTGGCGCTTGGTCGCAGCCGCTGATCTTGACTACCGAGTCCGACCGGGAGCCGCCCCCGGTCCCTTCCCGCCCGGTCCTATCGCAGTCTCTCGGCGTGCTCCAGGTGTGGTGGGATTACGCAGGCCAGAATGGGCAGAACATGCCTGCCGACTTCGCGGGCGTCGAGGTGTCCGTGCAGCACCCCGGCCGCCCCCCGGCGAAGTTCGCGGACATGATTACCCCCATGCAGCGCACCTCTATCGCAGGCCTGGAAATCCGGGACTACGAGGTGTGTCTTCGGGCGTATGATCGAGCTGGGAACAAGTCCGAGTGGGGCCCTAAGGCGACCATTACGCTCGAGCAGTCCATTGACACGAATGCGATCGTCCGCTCGGTTGAGGAGAAGATCGCGGCCAGTGATGTTCTTCAGCGTGCCGCCCGCGCGGAAGCGTTGAAGGAGACTCAGAAGCTGTCGGAGGCCATGACGCAGGTCGCGGTCTCTCTGGTTGAGACGGGCCCCTATCCGCCGGATAAGGGTGTTGTTGATAAGTCGCAGTGGGTGTCGCCGGATGCTCGAGTGTTCACGTTGAGGAAGAAGGGAGACTGATATGCCGTATCGGGGGAACGTCTGGAAGGACGGCCCTGATGGGCGCACGCCCATCACAGCGGAGAAGCTCACGAAGATGGAGGATGGTATCACCTCTGCGCAGTTGGAGGCGGAGAGGGCGTCTGAGTCCGCGGGCGTGGCTCGCGGGGCACTCCAGAGTGTCAACAACTCTTATCTGGCTATCGTGGATGCGATTGTCCCCATTGGGGCAGTACTCCCCTTCTACGGGTCTCGGCCGCCGAAGAACTGGCTCCTGTGCTACGGGCAGGAAGTGAGCCGCACCGAGTACAAGGCCCTGTTCGACACGATCGGAACCGTCGCCGGCAACGGCAATGGGTCAACCACGTTCAACGTCCCAGACCTCAAGGGCAAGGTCATCTACGGGCAGGGGAGCACTGACGCTCTCGTCACCGGCTCGACCGTCGGCGAGACCCACCACACTCTCACCGTGAACGAGATGCCCTCACACGGGCACGAGCTCGTTGACTCCAACAACGCCAACTCGAACTGGCGGGCCGGTAAAGCGAATACCGACATCGGGTGGAATGACGCCTCCGGTAATGGCTACACCTACGCCATGTCCACGGGAACAACAGTGGCCGATCGGCGCCCCTACGCGAAGAACGTGGGTGGAGGCCAGCCATTCCCCATCCGCCCCCGCGGTTCGGTCGCATCCATGATTATCCGCGCGAAGTGAGGTGAGCCGTGGCTGAGATCAAGGACGAGTACATCCAGTGGCCCGGTCCGGCCACGTTTCCCGCCGAGACCACGTTCCCGGCCTATGACCGCTCCGCCGACGGTAACACGACCGTCCACTCCCACAAGGGATGGGAGTGGGTTGAGTCCGACAATCCATTCCAGAAGGCCGCCGCCTCGCTCGCGCAGTCCACGATCGAGGCGTCCATCCGCCGCATGCGCACCGTCTTCGGTAAGGTCTTCTACCAGAAGGGGAACGCCACAGATAAGCCCGACTTCCCTGGGGAAACCTATGGCGACACGGCCCGCATCCAGGACCCCTCCACCCTCGATATCGTGGCGGAGTGGAAGTGGAACGGCTTCGACTGGGAGCGCGCCCGTGTTTCTGGTGAGCAGATCAGCAACCTGGATGTGGGGCGCCTGACCGCCGGGTCCGCAGCCATCAACGACCTAGCCGCCAGGCGCATCGCTGGCGACATCGGCAAGTTCCTCCAGCTCACCACAGACCAGCTGACCGTGACCGGTAACGCGTCATTCGTTGACCTCACCGCGAAGCATGTGTGGACGCGCATTATCAATGCCAGGAGTGGCGAGTTCGAGAAGATTAAGGCGGGGATGCTGGCCGCAAACTCGGTGACGGCAGGCAATCTGCGCGCCGGGGCTATTGACGGTCAGGTCATCACGGGTGCATCCATCCAGACGGATCGTCAAAACGATCGTGGGTTGAAGATCGACAACAATGGGATGCGCGCCTACTCCCCCAATGGGTGGAAGTCCCTCGACATTAACGCCCACAACGGTGAAATCATCATTGATGGGCGCATTGGGCGGCGGGATACCTGGTCGGAAACCTACTTCAATGACATCGTCTGGGCGTCGACAGGCACAGATGTTGGCCGCGAGGGAAACAAGATCGGCGTAGGATTGTCGTTCAACTCACTGGAGGATGACTGGTGGGATGGCGCACTCTTCATGTCGAAGTCCGCTCAAGGTGTCCCCTCCCTCAAGTTGCACTCCCCTCTCAGGAAGACCAGTGAAAACAGCAAAGATACACCCCGCCCCTCTGTGACTGTCAGTACAGACGGCATTAACCTGTATACAGGAAGCGAGAATGGTTCAACGTGGGGCGCGCTCTCTATGACGAAGTACGGGATGTTCGCACGCAGTCAGAGTGTCAGCTGGGCCATGAATGATGCAGGATTCATGTACAGCAAGAACAACAAGAACCTGATCGCCTCCGCATACCAGTATGCGTGGCTCCGCTCAGAGCGACAGTCTGAGATGGATAGTGGCACCGGCTTCTACATTACAAACGAACAGACTGCTATGGGGTGGCGAAACCATGGTGTATGGGTGAACAATAGTGGCGTTCACATGACTGGCACTAAGAAGTTCACTATGCGAGTCCAGGGGTATACGGAGAAGACTGGCATGTGGCTATCTCACTCCTGCACCGAGTCCCCTTATGATGGCGTGGAGTACTGGGAGAATCTCACCCTGGATTCAGAGGGGAAGTGCACGTGGGTGCTGCCGGATTATGTGCCCGCGATTGCATCCAAGAATGCTCCCTGGATGGTGCTGTGTACGTCAGGCAAGGCGAAGCTGGAGAAGACTGGGTTTGGCCCAGGCGTCCCTCCGTGGACTGTTCATGTGAGCGGAGCGCCGGGCGAGGAAGTGTCAGTGCTGGTGAAAGGGGCTCGAATCATCGACATGGAACCAAATGCAGGTCAGGTCGAATGGGTTGACTACGCTCGCCGCACCCCCTGGGAACTTGGGCCGTCGACAATCAATGATGCGGATGTCGAAACCCTGGACTACACTCTAGGTGGCGGAACCTACGGCCCCACCAAGCCCGAATCAACACCGGAAGGAGATGTTAGTGGAGTCTGATAGTCAGATTGACGCAATGATGGTAATCGACGCTCTCGCAATGGAGGTTGCTGCACTCACGAAGCGCGCAGTGGTAGCCGAAGCTAGGGTGATTGCCTTTGAGGGCAAGATGAAGGAGAGTAAGTGACGGTTCAGTCTGTGGCGGCGCGTATTGCCCGCCGTATCTGTGACCAGGAGGATGTCGGCTATAGCCAGCCGGATCGGCGTACCTGGTATGCGAACGCCAACTGGGAGGGGCGCGTGAGTTCCCCCCAGAACGCGGACTGCTCGAGCCTCGTGTGTGGAGCCGTCTGCTACGGCATCCATGACACCTACGGGGCCAGCTGGGGGCATGCCGCCCTCCCCGAGATTAATGACCATTGGACGGGCAATATGCGCCCTGGCCTGGAGGCTCGCGGCTTCAATGAGGTCCCGTGGAACGACTCGGATCTCACCCCCCAGGGGGGTTTCCGTGTTGGTGACGTGATTCTGTCCGCCGCTAACGAGGGAGGCCGGGGGCACGTGGTCATCGCCGTCGAGGACGGCGGCGACCCCCTGGTCTCCGAAGCCTGGATCGCTGAGGGTGGAAGTATCGACGGCTACCTCGGCGATCAGACCGGAGGTGAGACCCGCACGGTCCGCTACTCCAGCCACCCCCACACTCAGTCGGGGGCGTGGACCAGCTGCCACCGCTTCGATGAGGGGAAGTTCCTGTCGCAGTGGCCTGAGTTCCGTAAGGGGCAGGCCGCCCAGGCTAAGCCCGCACCGGCGTCTACCGCCAACCCGGGCGCCCCGGCGCACGCGCACGGCATCGACATCTCCAGCCACCAGGCGGGCCTGAACGTGGCCGCCCTGTGGGCCGACTTCGTGATCGTCAAGGCCACCGAAGGCGATGACTACGTGAACCCCTACATGGGATCGCAGGCGCAGGCCACCCTCGGCGCGGGCAAGCGGCTGGGCTTCTACCACTTCGCCCGCCCTGGTGATGCCGCCGAGCAGGCCCGCTACTTCGTGGATGCTGTGCGCGGCTACGTCGGCAAGGCCACCCTCTGGCTTGACTGGGAGGCGAACGCGGTCGATCAGGGGCCTGGATGGGCGAAGACCTTCCTCGATGCCGTGAAGGGTATGACTGGCTCCACGCCCGGCATCTACATGAACGGCAGCGCCCTGAATGGCTACGACTGGTCGGCTGTGGCCCGCGAGTACCCGCTCTGGTATGCGGGGGGAGGCTCCTACAGCGACTACGGCGCCTCCTACAGCGACCCGGCTGTCCCGTCGGTCTCCTACTGGGGGTCCCCGCTGATCCATCAGTACACGGAGGACGGTAGGCTGCCCGGCTATAACGGGACTCTTGACCTGAACCGCCTGCGCGACCGCGCTACGTGGGATCGAATGATCGGTGGCGGCCAGGTCATCTCCGGCGCCCCCGCCCCCGTGGTGACGTCGGGCGCACTCGAGGTGGACGGCGAGTACGGGCCCGCCACGGTGCAGCGCCTCATCGACGTCTTTGCCCCTGGCTACAACGAGCTCTATGCTGTCGCCAACCTGCGCCGCTACCTGAACAAGACGGTCCCTGAGCACTCCCAGAAGATGCTCACGGGCTCCGGGAAGCTGGCCGAGGATCGAGGCTGGGACTCCCATGTGGTGCGCGTCTTCCAGTACTGGGCGTGGTGCTGGGTGAAGCCAGTCGCGCCGGACATGTGGAACCGGTTCGCTGCGGGCTGGTCGTTCGGTGACTACGTGGACGGTGAGCCTGGCGAGGCCACGTGGGCGGCCCTCCAGGAGGCGCTGAACCGCTCGCGCCCGGGGTCGTTCCGGCTTATGTGATCGCGTTTGACGCAGTGTAAACTAGGGGGTGGGGCAGAAGTCCTGCCCCCTAGTTGTTCCTGAAAGAGGTGAGTGCATGAGCATTTACGCTCGCGCCTCATTCTGGTCTGGCGTCTTCGACCGTGCCGTGAAGACCTTCGCCCAGTCCCTGCTTGCTACCTTCGTTGTGGGTGTCGGCATTCTCGACATTGACTGGAAGGGTGCGCTCGGTATCGCTGCGACCGCCGTCCTGGCGAGCGTCCTGACCTCCCTCGCTGACGCGAAGGAGACGGACAAGGCGATCGCCACGGCACCCGTCGAGTACACTCCCCGCCACGCGAGCTGAGTGACCAGTGCAGCCAGTAGATAGCGTCCTGCCGTTAGGGCAAGTCCTCACATCTCCTGATCTCATTGCGGCTACGGTTGCACTGCTGGCTGCGCTTGTGGCTCGACTCGCCAGTAGACTGCGGAAGCAGCAGGCGCAGAATGATGAGCGCCTGGAGCGAATGAGCGTCCATGTCGCAAGGGCTGCGGATGCTGCTGAATCTGCATCCGAGGGGGTGCACAACAACCACGCCACGAACCTGCGGGACGACCTAGATATGCGATTTGATGACCTGACCTCGAAGATGGACGCCCTCGCTGAGGTTGTGGGGGCACTCAGGGATAGCGTTAGTGAGCAGTCCCATAGGCTCCAGAGTTTGGAGGGGCAGGTTGAGGGGGTCAGGAATGATGCCCGCACTGACAGAGCTCATCTTTACGACGAGGTGTCCAGCCTGCATGATCGCATTGATAGAGTGAAGGTTGTAACGAATCGGCGTCGGGGGAGCTCGTGACTCAGGGGTATGCGCGCATCACAGGTAAGGTGGTCGGCCCTGAGGGCCTCGGCCGTATGGGGAGTGTCGAGTTCACTCCGCTCCCCCAATACAAGGGTGTCGAGGTGGACTCCACTAACGCCCTCATTGCACACTATGCCGGGGGGCGACTTCGCTCTGACGGCATCCTCGTCAACCATGATGGCGAGCCGTTCCTGAACATCGCAGCCCCGTCAACCCTGTCTGACGGGGAACAGAACTACCGGGTGTGTGTCAACATCCCCGGCGACACTGGCCTCACCCGTTGCGTCAACGCGCGCATCATCGCCGGAACCGAGGTTGACCTCGTAGACATCTTCTCCGGTGTCGCCATTGAAGACCCGTCCGATAGGGATGGGCGCCGAGTCCGCGACATTGGTGACGGCACTCTCGAAGCAATTAACGCCCCCGACGTGATCGAGGTTGGGGATGGACTACTCGCATGGAGGACTAATGGCTAACCTGACCTGGTACAGCACGGAGAAGGCCGATCGGACTTTCGCCACTAAGGTGGAGCTGGAGGCCCTGCGCAAGGCGTCTGAGGGGCGCCAGGTGGACACTTCGACGCTGGCAACGAAGGAGGAGGTCGCCCGCGGGGATGACGCACTGTCGTCTCGCCTTAACGCCGTGAAGACCACGGCTGATGGCGCTCTCCCGAAGGCTGAGGCTGCCGCCACCTACGCCACCAAGGAGGAGGCGCTAGCGACTGAGCGGAAGCTCAGTGGGCGCATCGACTCCACTGCCACCGCGGCGGCCACCAAGAGTGAGCTCACCCAGTACGCCACCAGTAAGGCGGTGGCTGACACCTATGCGACCAAGGAGGCCCTCGGTGTCTACCTCAAGTCTGAGGACGCGGCCTCCACGTATGCGACGAAGGCCGCTCTCGCGCAGGCCCAGCTCAACGGTGGTGGACAGCAGGCGCCCGACCTGTCTGGTTTCGCCACGAAGACAGAGATGCGCCAGGCTGACGACGCCCTGGGTGCGAAGATCGAGGGAGTGAAGTCTACGGCCGCCGCCGCGCTTCCGAAGGCTGAGGCGGCATCGACTTACGCAACGAAGTCTGCGCTGGAGACAGTGAAGGGCTCAATCCCTACGGTCCCTGACACTTCCCGATTCGTTACCACTACGGACGCTGACGGCAAGTATGCCCGCAAGACGGACCTCGCCCAGTACGTGACCGCCTCCACAGCGGACGGCAAGTACGCCACCCAGGCGACCCTCTCCGACTACCTCACCGCCGCCACCGCCGCCAACACCTACTCAACGAAGGTGCAGGTTGTCGCCATGGGCGACTCCATCCGCAACGCCCGGGCGATCGCTGATGCGGCGCTCCCGAAGGCTGAGGCAGCCTCCACGTATGCGACGAAGGCGGAGCTCAGTCAGGCTCAGGCTGGTGGGCGTGTGGACCTGTCCTCGTATATCACCCGCGATGACGCCTACGGCACCTTCGTGCAGCAGCAGAACCTCGAGCGAGCCCTAGGGCAGTATGCAACCCTAGAGGTCGCAAACGCGACGACCCTGCGCGTTGATGCTCTCGCCAAGACGATTTCCCCGTTCAAGCCTGGGGAGCGGTATTACTCGCCCGTGACCTATTTCTGGCCGGACTACTACGAGGACGGCAAGCCTGGCAAGACCTCGAAGTGGGCGCAGATTCTGAAGTTCGCGGGCTCCCTCGGCATCGTCATCCTGAACCGCAATAGCGGCAACTGGGATGAGTTCAACGTCGACTTCCTGAAGCAGGCCGAGCTTGCGCTCGCGGCCGGGGCAAAGCGGGCCGTGTTCTACGTCAAGACCCAGTACCTCGCGGCCACCCTCCCTGCGGGCGACCCGGGCCGCAACAACATCCCGGACGTCGACAAGTACACGGAGGCGTACATCCTCTCCCAGATCGAGAAGGCCAAGACCCAGTACGGGGATGTCTGCCAGGGCGTCTTCCTCGACGAAGCCATCAACGGATGGGGCGACCAAGCTGGCCGCATCCCCGCCTACAAGAGCCTGATCGACAAGATCAGGGCCAAGTACGGCAAGGAGTTCCTCATCGTCATCAACTCGGGGTCGAACATCTCCGAGGACATGTGCAAGCTCGACTTCGACGTGTGCATGATGTTCGAGAAGGACGCCTCAGCATTCCTAGTGGAGGACCCGGGCACCCCGATCCTCCCCGACCACATGAAGCAGTACCCCTCCACCCGCTGGTGGGCCGTCGTACACGGAGTCACCAGCGAGAACTACAAGAGCGTGTTCGACAATGCCGACAAGCTTGGCATCGCCCACCTATACATCACGGACGGGCAGCTGCGTGAGGACCCGCAGCAGGGCGGCCAGTGGGAGCCAGTCGGTAACCCCTACGCGAACCCGCCGTCGCAGCACGTCCTCGATCTTGTGGTCCCGTGGCTGAAGGGATACCTGCCGTTGAAGCTTGAGGTGGAGGAGCTGCGCACGCGACCCAAGGTGCTCTCGCTCGGTAAGCGCGAGGCAGTCCCGGCGGGTACTCCGGCGGGTACGATCATCGTCAGGAAGGACGCATAGTGGCAGACAGTATCTTCCCCGTTCTGGGGGCGTGGTGGCGCAGTAATGGCGCCCGGCAGGGAGATGGGGCGACGCTCCCCGCCGGCGCCTCCACCACCCCCTACGACAGTGCAGCCATGCCTGTGGGGTCCCGGAAGTTCACCTTCGAGGTCGACTACCGGAATGCCTCCGAGGCCCGTATCGACCTGCGCGTGAACTGGTTCAACGACCGCAAGGTCAAGATCAATGGCCCGTTCAACATCACTACCGTCACGCTCCCGCAGGGGCAGACGAAGGTGGTGGCCGAGGTTGAGCTTCCCGCCAGTACGGCGCCTCGCTGGTTGCCGTCGATCGGCGTTCCAGCTGATTCTGGCGATGTGGCTATCTCGTCCTTGAAGATCTATGAGACGCCCGTCAAGGCGCAGCCGGTGTTCGTGTGGGATGGGGCGCGCGAGGTGGCCGCCACGATCGCCGTGTGGGATGGCGCCCGCGAGATGCCAGCAAGTATCGAGTTCCAGGCGTAAGGAGACGCATGTCAGAGGAGAAGCAAGGCCAGTGCCTGCCGTCGCAGGTGACCATCAACATTGGCACGTCGGGGGTGAAGATCAACGACGAGGGGAAGCCCTCAGCTCCGGCTGTGGACCTCACGAAGTACGTCACCCGGGAGGTTGCTGACTCGATCTACGCCCCCCGTACGCAGGTGGCCGCCATGGGGGACAGTATTCGCGCCGCCCGCGCTGTAGCGGATGAGGCTAAGGCCGCCGCCGGCGCCGCCCTGACGAAGGAGGCTGCGGACGCCGCCTACGCAACCAAGGCCCAGGTGTCCGCGATGGGTGACTCCATCCGGGCCACTCGCTCCGCGGCCGAGCAGACGAAGGCTGACGGGGAGGCCACCAAGGCGATCGCACAGCATGCCGAGGAACTGACTCAGGCACTGGCCAAGAATCTGGCCGTGTTCCCCCGCGTGCTGCGCCTCGACAAGGGCCAGGCCGTCCCGGCTGACACTCCGCTCGGCACGGTCATTGTGCGCACGGAGCGGGCCATCTCCCACGCTGACGACCTCTTCCCGCCGATCGGTGAGTGGCCGAAGATCAGCGCGGCGGACACGGGTGACGGCGTGCGCCTAGACTTCCAGCACCCGGCCCTCGTTCCTGGCCTGGACCAGTTGAAGCCCTCGGACGGGAAGTGGCTGCTGACGATGCGCTACTCCTTCCCCGGCGGCAACTTCGGCGAGGAGGAGACCCAGGTGAACCTGTGGACCGCCCGCCGCTATCAGGAGGAGGGGCATCCCGCCCAGGTGGATCAGGGCTCGAAGATCGCCGACCTGACCGTCCGCAAGGGCGACCACCTGGAGCTATCCCTGGAGATTGAGCCAAAGAAGGTTGACGAGAAGATCGGTGACGTGTGGGGTGTCTGGTTGGACGCTCCGATCCCGGTCCTGTATGTGCATGACCTGGTGATCCGCAAGATCGCCTGAGGCGCTACAATGCCCCCTCCCTACGCCTTAGGGGAGGGGGCATTGCTTTATCTCACCAGAGGTGATGCAGCTTCCAACGCCAGCCACTCAGCGCCTTGCCGATGGTGGCATCCCAATACCATCCCATGATCGCCTCCTTCCCGGGGTGTTCCTTGTATCAGGTCAGTTACAAGCGGCAGTCAGGAGTAGAGCTCCCAGGCTGACGCGTTCCCACCCTGGGCCTCGAAGGTGAGGATTGCGGGCTTGGTGGAGTCGCCAGACAGGTTCGTCCACCAGTCGGAGCCGCGGTCGGCGGAGGGGCAGGAGATGATCCAGCGGGCATCCCCCGCCTGGCTAACGGCGAAGTTATGCCAGTGGCCGTGGACTAGGATTCTGGCGTCGTAGAGGCCACTCCTACGCCCGAACGCGAGGTCCCTGAACCATGAGGGTACCTTCGACTGCTGGCCCGCCAAATGGCCGTGAGTGAAGCCAATGCGGGTGCCGTCCGCAGCATCCACAGTGACGGCCTCCTCCCACTTCTCAGGGCGGTGGAAGGTGACGTGCTCGTAGCCGGGACGCCCGGCAATGATGTCCTCAATGTTCTTCGAGATCATGATGCCGAAGTCGTCATCGGGGGCGTTGGCTCGGCTGTTCTTGCCGGGGCCGGTGCGGACGGCGCAGTGGTTGGATGGGACGGCCACGTAGTAGAGGGACTCACAGAGGGGGGCGAGGGCGTGTAGGGCCTCAGCGTAGAGGCGTTGCACGGTTCTGATCTGGTCGGTGAGGGACAGGTCGTTGGTCTGCGCCTGGCTGGCGACGTTCCAGAACCCCTCCGTGCTGTCGCCCACGTCGGCGAGGATGATGCGCTTATAGGGATCACGGAAGCGAATGTCGTCCGCGATGTCCTTGATAGCACGGCGCACGAGACGAACCGTGTCCTCGGTGCCGCCCCCCTGCCCAGTTTTCCCAAGCTGATAATCGGCCATGCAGACGACGAGAGTGTCCTCATCGTCCTTGACGATCGGGGCGGGCTTCGACAGGAGGGGCTCGCGGAAGACTGGCTCCAGGTCCTCGTAGGAGAGGCGCTTAGCTTCGTCAATCTCGACGGCGCCGGGCTTCCAGGTAACCTTTTCGTATGAGCCATCGGGGAGGCGAATGGTCTTCCCGCGCTGCACGATCGCATCCACGGGTAAGTCATTGAAGAAGTGGTCATGGTTGAGGTCGGGGGCGCCGCGGCGCTTCAGCTTGGCGCGGTGGCGCCTGACGGACGCCTCTGAGGTGTTGAACTTCTCGGCGAGTTCGACGTTGGTGAGCCGCTGGGACTCGGGGAGGAGGTCGTTCTCGATGATGGCTTCATCAAGGGGAGTCATTGGTGTCTTATCTTTCTGTCCAGAGTATGGCAACGGCCCAGGGGAGACATCTTGGTCAATCCCCTGGGCCGTTCACCTATCCCACATCCAGCGGAGTCACTCACCGGAATGGTTGTAGTCTAGCGCCCCGACGAGCGACTTGCAAGGGCTCACTGAGACGTATGCCGTCCTGTAACCTTGTCGTCTCCACTTCCATGCGAGGTAGCGGGCGATGGGCTTCCAGGTGCAGCGCGCGTCAACGTGTCGCCATGTATTGGTGCTCATCTATCCCTCCTGCATGCTCCGCAGATCGCTGTCTCGGCCCCGACTTTCCAGCCGAGAGTGCGGGCGGTGGTCTTGACGGTTGATTCGACTGCCACCCATGGCTTGGTGCGCGGGTGTGCCTGCTCGATGCGGGTGACGCCGCACTGGGTGCAGCACATTTTAGCGACCCACTGGTGGCCGTGAAGCTTGATGTCTACCATCGAGGATGTCCTCCTAGGGGTGAGTACTCACTGGGTGCGATGAGGTGATCTGCGATCAGGTGGGCCATCTCAGGCTGAGACGATAGCGCCCTCCTGAGCTCAACGGCATTGACCGCTTTCCCCCAATCCCGTAGTCCGTTCATTGCCCTGTCCCACCGTAGCGGCATTCTCTCTTCTAGTGCCTCTACGTAGAGGAGGTCGTCGATTACGACACGAAGTAACATGGTTCCGTCTCGGAGCTGAAGGTCCCATTCCCCGAAGACCGTGCGGCCGTCAGTCGAAATGGCTTCAATGTGAATGTGTCCGCCGCCAGTAGTGACGTTCAGGAGTTCTGTTGGGCGGTGGGCTGTTGCAGCCTTTGCGGCGTCGTCCAACTGTTGCGTGGTTAGGGTGGAAATGCGCGAAGCATCCATGCTTGTGCTCTTTCTGTGTGGATATGGCTGGCGACCCATTGCTCGTAGTGCTCGGCGTCTGGGCCGCCGTAGGTTGGTTGCGTTGTGGCTCCTACCTCATCGAGGATGAGCCAGCAGTCTGGGCAGTACCGGAGGGACCAGTGGTAGGTTCCGTCCTTCCAGGTGTCCCTCCGGTACATGAGCCCTTGCCCGATCGTGGTGAAGCAGGCGTCGCAGATGACATGCCCCCTAGAGTGAGGGTGAGTCGTCTTGCGTTTGAGTGAATTGTTCACCGTGTCTCGTAGTAGGCGCCACCCGCAAGGAATGCACAGGAAAGCAATATGATTCCCGCCGCGATCTTGATGATCCAAGGGGCGAACAGGAGGGCTATAACTAGGACAGCGATAGAAGCGATCACCGCCAGACCTGCGCACATTGTGACACCAATTGTATTGAGAGCGCGCCCCTTCTCGTGTGCGGACATGTCATTCCATTTCATCAGAACGGGGCTCCCGCCTGCGCCCACGGGTCGCCCTGCTGACCACCCTTGGGGGCAGTGAATCCAGTCTGCTGCTGCCTGTCGCGTCGGGGGATGACTCCTCGGAAGCGCGGGAACTTCACCTCGAGACTGGTGCGCCGCTGGCCGTCGCTGCCGTCCCATCCGCGCTGGATGAGGAGGCCGGTTATGGTCACCTTGTCGCCCTTCTTGAGGGTGTCGGCGAGGTGACCGTGCTGCTCCCCCCAGAAGGAGGCGGTTACCCACAGGGGGGCGCCGTCGTCCTCCCAGCTGCCGTCCTGGGTCTTGCGGGACGCGGTGGCGGCGATCCTGAGTTCGGTGATCTGCTGGCCGCTCTGCGTGTACTTGACCTCGGGGTCCTGGCCGAGGTTGCCTTCGACGGTGATGTCGCATGCCATGGTTAGTTTGCCTTTCGGATGGGGGTGAAGAACTTCTTGATGTCGTGCTCTTGGACGTAGATGGTTGGGTTTCCGAGGAAGCGGAAGGTGGGCACCTTGTGCTTCTGGATGTGTCGGTCGAGTGTTCGGCGGGTGATGCCGAGCATGTGGGCCGCCTCATTCTTGGTGAGGTAGCCGGGGATGGTTTTCATTGGGGCCCTTTCAGGAGCTTGGCGAGGTCTCCGAGCGTGAGTGTGCACCATTGCTGGTCAGGTTTGGCAACTCCGTGACGCTTGTGGACAACGACGCCGACGAGGGCGCCCGCGTTCTCAGCTTCAACCTGGGCTTCACGCGTCCACTTCGGTAGGTCCATGCGGGCCACGTCTTTGCATTCGATGACGATCTTGTGGTTGCCCATGCGGACGTTGGCGATGTCGCCCTTGTCTTTGGCTCCAGCCTTGGGGGCGCGGTCGATCCTGTCGTCAGTCAGCTCCTCAGCGAGGTAGTCGGCGACAACTCTCTCGAACCGCGCCCCGGCAGCCTTGGCGCTCTTACGAGTCCTTGCCATTACCCCTACCTAGGCAGGTGATGGCCCGGTTCTCTGCTGCCACGTTCTCATATGCCGTCTTCCAACGGCGAGCCGAGTTTTGAAGGCGATCATTCTCCATGGCGAGCACGTCGCACTGACCACCCTTGTAGACGGCGTAGGCGAGTGTCGCGACGGCTATCAGCATGGTTGCTGCGAGTAGGATGGTCATGACTTCCCCTCGTCGAATCGCATGAGCCAGGCGATAGCGAGTCCACCAACCTGGGTGACCTCGCTGATGAGGTCTGAGTTATGGCCGGTAGCAGCCTTGTTGTCGTAGGTGAGGGCGGCGCAAACCTCCCCCACCTCCTCGGCCAGGGCGTAGAAGCGCAACTCGTCGGTGGGGCCGTCACAGTCCAACGTCATGTTGGGATGTTTGATGGTGGCCCGCTCATACTCGGCGTTGAACTCTACCGCAGGGTCAACAACACCCAGAGATCGAAGCATAATTGCCGCACCCACAGCAATGTCACGCAAATGGTAGAACATCTCGATCTCAGCGTTCTCGATGGCGACGACTTCGGTCGCCTCTTCGAGCTCTAGGATGTGTGTCCGCAACCATCCTAGGGCCATGTGCCAGCGGCCGATCGTGTAGAGATGCTTCTCCTCATCCCCTTCGGCTCCCTTTGACACCTTCTCTGAGAGGCTGATGAACGCATTCATTTCTTCTCCTCCCGGTTGTGGTATGGGCAGATTGTCTCCCACTGTGGGGCGTCATCAATTATCCAACCCCACCTGACGGCGAGGTCGTATATGGTGTACATGTCGGCGCGCTCGCGACGCTTGTCAGGCGGGCCGGGGGTTGAGTTAACTCGATTCGTACACCCCGGCCAGTCGCATTCGATAGATATGCGCGTGTAGGTCACTTTCTCTAGCTCAAGCATGCCTTTCCTCCGTTGTCTTTCAGTAGATAGGTTCGCCCGTCCCAGTATTGGACGGGGATCGTTTCAGGGTTAGCCACGAACTGTGGGATGTTATATCCCGCCTTTCGCGCCTCGGCCCTGTTCTGTTCAATGTGCCCATGACAGCCCCGCACCCCATCCCCGCAGAGGAGGATGAGGTTGCTGGGGCTGTTCGTGTTCGGCTGGCGCGTGCCACCCATGCCTCGGGCCCTCCTGTGCTGGATGCTCATGGGGCCGTTACCGGCGTGCCTGCCGCAGCGAGCACACCGGTAACCATCCCTCTCGTAGACGAGCTCCCTTGTTTCCTGGGAGGGGCCTGTTTTCTTGGGAGTCCCCTTTCTAGGCATCCCCGCCCTCGATTTCGAGGAGGCTGATGTCACCAGTGGAGATAAGGTCCCGGATGGCCTCCTCCTGGGGGGTGGAGATGCGCACCGAGATGCGTGGGGCACCCTGAACAACCTCTACCCCGTCAGGAACCTCCCCGGTCTGTTTAATGAACCCATCAAGGGCGGCGACAGCCGCGAACCAGGGGGCGGGCACCTTATGTACGGCGTCAGGCTTGTTCCACTCGAGCCAGGCCACGAGGGCCTTCTCGTCAACCACCTGGTATCGGGGTTGGGGGGTGCTTACGCTCACCGTACCGATCTGGAGGCCGTCGATCCTGGGCTTGGACGTGTCGCCCGGCGCCATGTACTCCTCGAGCTCCTTGAGGGCCTTCTTCTTCTCCTGGGAGGCCACCTTGGCGATGTGTGCCGCGATGGCCGCCCTGCGGAGTGCGTTCTCTTTGCTCACTGGACCTTTCCAGCCCCGTAGTTCTGTGCCAGCCATGCCCTGAGCATGTCAGGGTTAGCCTTACCGCCTGCGGCGAAGTACTCCTCACGGACCTTGTCGCCGTCCAGCTGGTGGGTGGCGCAGAATCCGTCAAGGATCATGCCGCACTGTTCGGCGGCTGTTCTCTTGGGAACCCCCTGTTCCGCTGGGATGGGGGCGTTCCGCTGGGAGCCCCCCGCCTGTTGGGAGGCCCCTATTCCGTTGGGAGCCCCCCTCTCGTAGGACTCACTGTCGGGGTCCGGCTCATCCGTGGGGATGGTGAGAGCCTGCAACAGGAAGGTCCGGTAGGCGACACTCATCGCCTTGGCGATTGCCTTGTCACCGAAGTCCATGGCCTCGGCTGCGACCTTCCCGTGAATGCTGTCCCCCGCTGGGCCGTACGCCCGGTAGGTGACCTTGACGACCACCTCGGCGGTCTGCTTGCCGTTTGCTGTGGTCCCGTTGCTGCGGTGCACCTCGACGTCCTCTGGGAGGATGGTCACTCCGTGCTTGCGGAGTGCGGGCCCTACGGCGTTCATTACCGCGTCGATGCCGCGGAAGTTGAATTTCTGTGCCTGGTTTTTGCTGTCCTTCTTGACTGCTTGAACGTCCCCCATGACCTTGCTTAGTGCCTGGTGGACTGTTAGCTGTTCTGCCATCTGTGCTCCTTTCCTGGGAGGCCCCTATTCTCTTGGGAACCCCCTATCCTGCTGGGAGGCCCCTATTCTCTTGGGAACCCCCTATCCTGGAAACTACTTCGTTGAAGCGACCAGCGCCCCAACGGCCATGATCGCGTGCCCCATCGTCGCAACCTCATGGGTTACTCCCCCCGCGGTGACGGCGATCATGCCACCAATGGGGACGATTGTGATGGTCTCTAGCTCTGCCGTGGTGATGCTGTACACGTCACCAACGCGACGCACGCGCAGGCGCCGATCGAACGCCGTGACCCTACCCTTAACGGAGTCGTGGTGGTTGTGGGCGTTTGCTTCGGCGAGCGTGTCCGCGATGACGACCTCATCGCATTCGACGTACCCCCAGTACCGATCGGCCTGGTCAGGCTTGCGGACTGTCCACCAGTCCTCAGTGAGCTCGGCCGCGGTAGCGCCAAGCACTACCGTGTACCCCATGGGCGTGGGGGCTACATGCATTCGGGCGTGCGGCCACATGCCAGCCAGCTGGTGTGCTACGTCGGTGACGTTGGTCGGTGTGGGCATGGGTGTGTTCCTTCCTTGTGTGGGGTTAGTGCTGCCAGGTGTATCTGTGTGGGGCGAATGGCTCGAGCACGTACAGCCAGGCTGAGAGGCGCTTGAGTTCGGTTCCGAGTAGGCGTGTGTCGCCGTCGTCTAGGTGCCACCATGGGCCGTGCTTGACCCACGCCTCATGTAGGTCGTTGTAGACGGTGGCTCCGTCGGGCATGAGTCGCATGTCAGCGTGCGTGACGAGGCGGTGCTCTAGCGGTGCGTTAGCTGGCATGGTTCTCTTCCGTCTTGATGGCCCGCTCGAGGTATGCGGCGGCCTTGCGTAGGTCTTCTACGCGCTTGCTTGTGTCACCCTTGCGGCCGAACCTGGTGAGGTACTTCCCCACATTCCAGAGATGGGGGTTGTCGGGGAACAGGGCGTCCAGAAAGTCCCACGACTGCAAGTCCTCTGTGTTCTCCGGTGCCCCATTGGTGACCAGGGCCTCTCCCAGCCAGGCATAATGAGGCGGACCAAGCACCTGGGCGGCACTAGCCGGGATACACTCCAGGTCGATGACGTCATCATCTGCATAGGTCAAGACCGTGACGGCACGAGACTCGAGTGTCTTGATGACTACTTCCGTCTCGGGGCTGTTGGGCCAGCCGACGAGTCGCACCACGGCATTCACGCCATCAAACGGGGTCCCGAAAGTTATGTCACGCGTACCGTCCCAGTGAATCGTGAGCGAGCAATCGTACTCAAAAACGAACCATGCGGGAAGAGACGAGTCGACTACGGCGTGCGCATTGGCGGCGAGCCGGCAGTCTAATTCCTCGGTCACGTCTGCGCCCCTGAGGTCCGTGCCGTCCTGTAGGTAGATGGTGTCCGAGAATGTTGCACCAGCGGCGATGGCACTCTCCAATTCTGTGATGTTACTGACTTGATAGTTCATCGCGGTTTCCTTTCTAGGTCCCGAACTGTTCGGACCACCTATGGGCCACCTAGACCAAAATGGATCACAGCAAACCTCTGTCGGTAGATGTCGGACAGTAGGGCGGTCTAGGTGACTCATAGGTGGGCAGACTGTATCGACTACGCGAGGCGGTGCCATGCGTGCGGTGCCTGCCACCTATGGCCTTAATCTCTGTGTAGTTCTCAACCATCGTGCGCAAGCCTTATTCAGCGGCGGGCCGCGTTTCTACTGCGCTATGTCCTCTAGGTGAGGTGGGGCGGCCGCGACACTGCGTGGCCGACCATCCCGACTAGGCGGCCTGCGCCCGCTCGAGCGCAACCTCGAATGCCTCACTGGCGAACCTGACAGCCACGTCGTCATGCCCGCTCACGTCACCATTCGAATACACCTTGACCTTGTTCTTGCCCTTGACAGCGGTCAGGCCACCGCCCCTTAACTCCTCACGGATGGGGTAGACGTGCCAGCCGTTTGAACCGAGCGCGCCGGCCAGTGCCGCGAGCGCCTTAGCCCGGAGTTCAGCGTCGCGCAACAGGCGAGCCATCGCGTCGACACTAGTCCAGTCCTGGCTCCTCACGGCCAGATACTTGGTGTTCAGCGAGTCCTTGGCCGTCACCTGAGCCACCGCTTCGCGGCGCCGCGCCCCCAGAACGTTCCTTACTTCCAGGTGGTGCGTCGGATTAGAGGCCACCCAGCCGGACGACGCAGACTTGCTCTCTCCCGTAGCCGCGTTGAATGCTAGGCGCACACGCTCAGCGACAGTGCTCATGGTTTCGTTCCTTTCAGATTGTTGACGTTCAGGCGTTGGTGATGTAGGTGATGGCCGCATCGGCGGACAGGTCCCCATGCACCCAGCGCTCCGCACCGTCGGCGTCCACGCTGTAGATGTCTACGAACACGGCGGGCACACCATCCCACGAGAGCTCAGCGGTGACGTAGGCGAGCCGCTCCCCCTCCGCGAAGATGATGATGTACTGGTTCGTGTTCGGTGACGTCATGACGTCGAAGTCGATAGACGCGGCGTCCAGTCCGAATTCCAGGTCTTCCATCGTCGACTCGAGTGCCTGAGCGAGACGGTCCTCACTGGTTGCCATGATGATTCTCCTTCGTGTGGGTAGGTGAGTGTCGCGCCCGGCGGGGGAATCGAACCCCCGCTACAACCATTCGGGCTACCTGACTGCCGTCAGGAGATCGCGTACAGGACGGCGGCGGCCACGTCGGACATTGCCCAGTGTGTAGTGTCCTCGGCAGTCTGAGCGTCAATGACGTTTACGGGGGAATCTGTCCGCCAGTCGTCAACGATAGCGATTTGTTCGGTGAAGTAGGACTCAACCTTGGCGAGCCGGGCGCCGTGGGTGAACCGCACGTCGTTGTTGAAGAACTCAACAATGCTCTCCCAGTGGTCCGACTCAAAGTCGCTGGCACCACAGAGGGCCTGCCACGCCTCATGCGGGTCACTGTAGGCGAGCTCGGTTGATGCGAGGACGGCCTCAAGGTCGCTCATGACGACGGCCTGACCGAAGAGGTCGTGCTCCGTGATGGTGAACCGGTCTGCCTCGTTGACGCCTGCGGAGATGGTGAGGTCGCTACTCCCGTAGGAGAGGGTCATCTCAACCTCCCCGCCAACGTAGACGACGCCGAAATCTCCGGTGTACCCGAGCTCCCATGCGCGGCGGGCCAACGGAAAGGCCAGGAGGGCGGCCGCCTTGTCTGCGTCACTGGTGACGGCGACCGTCTCAGTGTCGTTCAGGATGGTGCCGGCAGGGCGGTATCCGTCCTCGGCGACCTCGAGGTGAATGCTGCCGACGCTGATGCCCTCAGTGGTCTCTCGGTAGGTGATGCCCCATTCGGTCAGGTTGGCGGTGACGTCTGCGATGTAGTCGGTGGCGCTCATTGCTGTGATCCTTTCTTGGTGGAGCGGTTCGCTCCGTGCTGATGGCTCAACCATACACCCTCTGAGACGCAGCGAGTCAAGCCGGAGCGGGCACCAATTTGCGTGACCTACGTCATCGAACACATGTTCGACGGGCGCCCCAACATCACTCACCCACGCGCGCACGCACACGCACATACGCACACGCGCCCCCGCGCGCGAGAGGCCGCCTAAGCCAATCTGAGCGCCTTTCAGGACCCCACCTATATGCAGGTACCACCCACGCCCCCAAAGTGCCCCAGAGGGGCTTACAGCACCCCCTGCGGGCGGGCAAAGCAAAACCCCCGGCCCGCCGAAGCGGAACCGGGGGCCCAGCGGGTCAATCAGGCCAGCGCCTCACCCGCATATTCGCGCTCCCAGAAATTAGCGGCCAGCCGCTCACGCTGCACCATGCGCCGCGACATCACAGCCCAAGGCGCCACATCAAGGCAGGACAGGAGGGCGTCAGCGGCCCGCACGCGCCACAGGGGCTCGACGGCAGGGTCCATGGCCAGGGCCTCATCCTCGGTCATCTCGCAGGCCAGGGCGTCGTTGTAGTAGGTCATTGCAGTTCCTTTCGTTCAGCGGGCGGCTGATCGCCCGCGCGGTGAGATGACCATATAGGGGGTGGTTTTCCCGCAGAATCAAGCCAATCCAGCATGTCAAGTGGGCTTGTCATAAGTGTTTCTCAGGCCCCCGAACCGAACTGTTCGAACGGTCTTCGAACACAACCTGAACGCCAACTGTGGACCGCATGTGCCGCACCTGTGCCACACGTAGGACCAAGGTCCTAGAAAACAGGCCAAAACGAATGACGTGCGCCACCCACACGCGACCGCCGACACAGTGCGATAAGTCAACACCCACCCAACCACCACACACACGAAAGGGCCGCCTATCGCATCACGCCAACCAACCACCGAGACGATTGGTCGAACACGCGTACGATAGACGACCCCAATCAATCACCGGCGGCCATGGCGACCCACGCGCCGACCATCACGACGCCGCTGCCACCACACACCACCAGCAAGCCCCAACAGGGTAAGCGCACCAAACACCACCACAACCTCAACATCGTAGTTGTCGCTGACGCCCGAATCCACAGAACCCACAACCTTGTCACGACTAGGAGAGGCCGGCTTATCCACAACGCTATTCACAGCCGCGCTCGGCGCAGCCGAGTGCACAACCTCCGTAGAACTACTACTGCGTGCACCGTTCAGTCCTGCTTGGTTCTGGTGTCCACTACTCGCCTTAGGGGCACACTGGTCGCTGAGTGCTTTGGCGACGGCTGGCCCGGGGATGTAGCGCTCACCGTCGGTGGTGGTGATGGTCTGAGTGCATGCCTTGCTGTTCACCTCGAGCACGTAACGGCCATCCCGCTGACAGGTCACCTCACCGTGAACGTCCGCGCAGGCGGGCAGGCCGGCCGTAGTGGCGGGCTCAACTGAACCAACCCACAACCATCCAGGGAACGCGACCTCACGCCCGTCACGCCACCGCAGGTAGGAGACACTGCCGTCCTCTTCGACGATGAACGAACGCCCCGAACCGTTCCCCATGGTGCGGGCATTCCACAAGCACGGACCGTACTCCTGATCCTCCGACTCGCAGGCGGGAGTCTCGGACACGTCAACGGGGGCACCAGTACTGGCGAGCACCCAACCGCCCGCGGGGGTGGGCTCCTCAGCCGCATAGGCAGGCACACAACCCACCAGGCCCATAACCCCAAGCACCAGGGCCGCCACCATGCGCATCGCCTTGCTCATCATCGTCCGTTTCCTTTCGGTTCGCCCCACCATCGGGGCCGCGTTGCTGATGACCCAAACCATACGCCACACGAGACAGGCCACGTCAACCCACAACCCACAACACGCAACGTGACCTACACCATCGAACACACGTACACACAACCACCAACACACACACACGAGCACACACGCACACGCACGCAACTAACACACAACCAACACAACACACAAACACAACCAACACGAACAACACACAACACGCCCGACCAGCACAAACACCAAACATCACGACAACGAAATAACCACCAGCAGAAAAACAAACACCAGACACCCCAGGGAATAACCCCCCGCCCCACCACAGCCGACCGCTACGCGTGTTACGTCGGCGGATCATGAGCGGGTTACAGAACCCAAGTTACCCTCCTGTAATCTCATGTGAGACTACAGGAGGGCGCCCGAGAGTGGGTTAGGCGACTCGTTCCCTCTACTCTCGATACTCTTCGAGGGTTCTGTCTTGCTTCTGGGCGTTGCAGCCGTAGTGGGCGAAGTCGATGTTGTCGAGGTCGATGAGGGCGTTGCGGTCGCCGCTGAGGGCGATGCCGATGATGGTGGTTTCGGTGTTCATGTGTTGTGTGTGGTGTTGGGGGGGGGGGCAGCCGGGGTGCGGCCCCCCCCCGGGGGG